TGCCGTCGTCGTCAGCGTGGGGGTCGCCAAAAAACAAGATGCCAATGGGGCCGGGTACCTTAATGCGAATGGGAATCAGTCGTGATGCTTCTTCGTGGGTGCGTTTGTGTGCGAACTGGCGTTTGCGGTGAGCGATCAGTTCGTCAATCGGAACGTCATCGTCAGGGAGCGGGGTGAACGAGAACTCCTCCCGGTCAACCTCGTCTTTTAGGTAGGTTGATTCGGGGACATCCATCCCTTTGCGCTTCATGCTTGGGATACGCGCCAAGATGCTACGAACGTGAACCCCTAACTCGTTAGCGGCGTGTTGCCGATAACCTTTATGTTTTGCGAGCGCGGCGAGGATTTGTTCGTCGGTGACTTTTTGGCTCATTTTCAAATGTCGTAAGGGCTTGTTGTAAGAGATGGCCAAGTTGATCGACAAATTGCTCGTCCGTGGCAAGCGGGTGCGACATCATGTCTAGCATTGCGTGAGTCAGTTCGTGGCAAAACGTCTGTTGCAACGCAGTCAATTTCGTTGTGTTTTTAAGTTCAATGCGAAACTGTTGCGGAATCCATATCCCTACACAATCAGGGCGTTTCCACTTGCTCGCGGGGATAACCGCAACGACAATACGATGGCCTAAAAGCGCAAAGGCTGTAGGAATCCCCGTCTGCATAACAAAGATATATCACACTTGTACGCCGGAAAGGTAGACGGCTCTTTCATCTGTGCGCCTCTTGACAAGCCCCGGCAACACGCGACCACCCGCCTTCGTCCACTTCATAAACTCGTCGGCGGCTTCCTCAAACTCGCCGCGATTGGTTTTCATGCGTAGGCCAGAGCGTTGCAGATTGCCCAACCCTACGTTGAACGAGAACGACACTAGGGCATCAAAAACGCCTTGGCGACCAACAGCAGCAGGGCAAAGTCGGGCCACGCCGCGCTCAAATCGCGCAAGGTCTTGAGCAAGAATAGCGTCCACCTCTGCCATCGTGAGAATGCGATCCCACCCGTCGGGTATCGGTAGACTTTTGCGCTGCTCAAACGGCACCTTGATGTGGTTAGGGTCTATAACGTGACCCACGCCAACTGTCCACAAGAGGGCAGGACAACGATAAGGCTTTGTCCGTACCCCCTCATGGTGTTTAACGAGTTCCGTTAAACGATGGCTGACCTTCATTTCTTAAATGCTTGCGTACCAAACCAAAATGCAATGATGCTGGAGAGAATTAACATCTCGTCATCGCTAAATACGTTTTCCATTGCTACGGCGAACGGGATGCCCGTGGTATAGGCGTACCACACCCCGGCAATGTTGATCGCTACTAACTCCAGCACAAAAATGTACGTCACAACAGGGCGTACCGAGGCGCGAAGGTTAATCATCCATTGGGAGGCACCCTTGCCAATCTCCATGTCGTGCGCGTACAGGGCTTGACGTTCCTCGCCAGCCGTTTCGGTCTGTACTTGCTCAAGTTTGATTTCCTCAACCTTGGCTTGAGCGATAAAACCACGTTCAGCGAGAGCAAGTTCACGCTCTTTCTGTGCAGCAACGAGGGCTAGTTCGTGCTTCTTGTCCTGCCGGTCTTGAAACATCCCGAGAATCTTGGGAAGGCCACCCGCAAGGAACGACAGAAACGTGCTAATCATGGTCATCATTTGGAAGCCCTCACAACGTCATCGCCCTTCGTTACGGTTACATGGTCGCCCTCTACGTCTACACGCATGGGCTGTTCCTTGCGGTCTAACTTGTCAAGTTTAGAGACAAGGCTCTTGATGACCTCAAACTCGGGCTTTTCTTCCTTCTCCGTTGCCCCTGCGATATTGGCAAGCATGGAGATTAGGGCCGTTAGCGAGGCACCAAGTAATCCCATCACAGCAGCGATCTTGTCGGCATCCAGCGCAAGGCTAGACAACACGCCAATGACCACAATGGTTGTGATATACGCAAGGCCGTGTTTGCCGATAGCCTTACCGGCTACGTCTTTGGCAGACGAGTTGGCTTCAAGCCGTTGCAGTTCGGCCTTGATCTGTACCTTTAGCAGTTCGATGTCGTCGCTCATTTGTCTGCCTTGTCCTCTAAACGGTCAAAGATAAGCCGCAGCATAGACTTTACCTCGTCGATGTCGCGCTGGTAGGCGTTCTGCGTGACGTAAGTATGCGGCATTTGTCGAACGTCATTGTCCAACATCCGCAAGGTTTGGCTAATGCTGTTAAGAATCCACCCACCAAACAAACCGGCAACCCCGACGATGATGTTAAACAATACTTGAATGTCCATGTCAGCCCTTGATGACTTTCCAGTTGTTAATGACGACCCATGCGTACAACGCACAAGCCGCGCTGGTAACGTACACCGATCCCGCCCAAATCAGCGCAGCAACCCCAAACGCCTTAACGACAACCATTGTCCATAAGGGCGGGAAATGCTTAAACAGCCACGCCAGCACCGGGTTCATCTCCCTGCCGCCCTGCTTCAATGCCGTGAGCGTTGTCCAGATGTCTAGCACCTGAAGCACCACAAAGATCAGCAGAAAGACGAGTTGCGCGGTCATTACGCAACCCAAGGCAAAGGCGGCGACACAATCGGCGGGTTGATCTGGTTCTGAATCTGCTGCTCTACCGCAGCCTCCGTAGCAGCCTTGTCCACGCCGTTAGCCCAAATCCAGCCGAGAACCGTATCTAGCGTCAAGTCAGCGTAGGGGACAAATGACTCGCCCTGCACAACCGGAAACGAACAGGTGCTGTACACGCTGCCGCTATAGTCGCCGTCTACGCCGTTGCATTGCCAATGGGCCGTTACAACGTAATCCGCGCCTTCTGGGGCTTGCGGGAGGCAATCCAACTGGCTCACGTTCCAAGTAATCGTACTCATTGCTTAACTTCCTCTGGTTTGGGCAACATCGGCTCCACCTGTGCCTTGAGTTTTTGGAACAGCGGATACGCCCCCTGCGCGGTCGGCAATGACCCGAGCAGATTCACGATGCCGACGGCTTCTTCTAGGCTGACCTTCAGTTCAACGTCGGACATTACTTGGCCTCCAATGCGGCGACTTTGGCTTCAAGCGATTCAATACGCGACATGGCTTCTTGCAGGGCTTTAACGGCTTTCATATACAGGATGGAATATTTCACACCCTTCGTGACCTCCCCGGTCAGAACAATCTTGCCATCCTCATCGCGTGTTTCATCTTGAGACTCGTTGACGAGCCCCGGAGAAACCTGCTCAACCTCTTGCGCGATCAATCCAATTTGAACAGCGCCTTCCGCGTCATTTTTCAGTTTGTACTTGCGAACACGAAGCGCTTTGATGTCATTCCATTGCGACCCGGCATCAACGATGTCCTTCTTCAGTTTGACATCAGAAAACGCCGCAAATACGCCGTTTGTATTTTTAACGTCACCGTTGGTGTAAATAGCAATGCGTTGCGCGGATGCTGATTGAGAAAATCCTTCAAAATAACGATATGTTCCAGAACTGTCGTTATTGACAGCCATGGAAATACCGTATCCAGTTGTAGATGAATTAGTAAAACTTAAAAGATTGCTACCAGCCAAACTACTTGAAACTTGAAATTGCCCGTCTGACGCGATGCGCGCACGCTCGGAAGGAGTCGTCGCCGTACCATTCGCAGACGTAGCAAACACCAAAGCGCCGCCGTTGTTGGTTCCAGCGTTTGGGTTAATTCCCCAAATAGCAGCGCATTGCTCCAAGCCGCCAAAGGTATTGCCGGTGAAGAATCGGATCGGGACGATGTTTCCGGCGGCGGCTGAACTGGTGTTAGAAAGATTTAAGATTGATCCGGTCGTTGACGCTGTGTCTCTAACGTCAAGCCGTGCGCCGGTTCCCGTCGTGCCGATGCCGACGTTGCCACCGTTTGGATTCAGCAGCAATTGCCTTGTTTCGCTGACGCTATTTCTATTGCTCTGAATCCAGCAAACTTCTCCATTTGCGTCGTAGCCAAGATTTAATCCGTTGCCAGATGCTCCAGTAGATGCGGGATTGGTCGCAGAAGTAAAGAAATAACCAAGAGGGCCGGTGATGTTGGTGTTAGACCGTATCGCTCCGTTAACTTCCAACCTTGCTGCCGGACTCGTTGTGTTGATGCCGAGGTTGCCGGTAACATCTGCGTTTCCGCTAACTGTCAGTTTATTTGAAGGACTTGACGTACCAATACCAATCCGATCCGTCGACGCATCCGCAAAAAACAAATTCGCGTCGGTGTCGCCTTCGATGCGGGTGTCGGCATCTGCGCCCGGTTCGTTAATGACTACGCCGCCGTTGAGGGTGGAACTGCCGGTTGCGGTAAATACGCCTACAACCGACATTGACGATGCAATGGAAACCGCGCCAGCAATGTTGACCGCTCCCGTTAACGTAGATACACCACCCACGTTGAGGGCAGAGGTAATGGAGACGTTGGCAAACCGCGCATCGCCCGCGCTGTTCAGTTGCGATACCACTTGGAAACGGGTGCCGTCGTACACAACGACCACTACCTCGCCGCTCTTGATGTCA